GGAGAATTGTAAAACACGAATATGCAGTGCAATTATAAGGAATCGGTTAACTTTCTGGATGCTTTGGCTAGCGCGATGCCAATAGCTAGAGCCATTTCGGTTGGCCGAGGATTGCGATTTGAGGGAGAGTTAAAGGGTTGCTCAGTGTGCGGCAAGGTTCATTACCGAATGAAATATTGCTCAGTTAAGTGCGGGAAGATGGCGCAGGATGGCGGCGCATGGAGGGCGTGCCAAATTTGCGGAACTCAAACATCAAAGCCGCGCACCTGCTCAATTGAGTGCGGTAAGAAATACAAAAAAGTCTATTCAGCCAAGCTTTATCAATCGAAACGCGATCAAGAGCTTGAGTATGCCAAAGCCTATTATCGGCGCGTTAAGGACTCACCGCAATATAAGGCTAAGGCAAGAAGATCATGGGAAGGCTATGTAAAGAAACTTAAAGAATCCCCAAAGTTACGAATGAAAGCCGCCATCCGCTCCCGCGTGATGATGTCGATGATTCGCCGCAACACCATCAAAACTAGCCGCACCTTCGAACTAATTGGATGCACAGGTGCAGAACTCGCCGCTCACATCGAAAAGCAATTCAAGCGCGGGATGTCATGGGAGAACTACGGCAGCAAGTGGCACGTTGACCATATCACGCCGCTTTCATACTTCGACATGAGCAATCCAGACGACCAGCGCCGTGCTTGGAACTGGCAAAATCTCAGACCGCTCTGGGCATTGCAAAACATCACCGAAGGAAATAAGCGCGGCGAGTGCCAAACATTCCTGCCGTTATGCAACTGACCCAAACCAAGCTCGCAAAGCTATGGGGCGTGTCCCGTGTCGCCGTGCATCACCTTGTAAAGAAGGGGATGCCCCTGACCAGTATAAGCGATGCCGAGGACTGGCGCGATGCCAACACGCGCAATCAGCGAGGGGGTCGCGCATCCGACAAAGCCCAGCCGCTCCCAGACTCTCCAGAAGCCACCGAGAAGAAAGCCTCCCGAATCCGCCAAGCCGCCACCGTTGACGAGGCCGAACGATACCTCTCCGAAGTCGAAGAACTCCGCAACTTTGCAAAGGAAAACGCCGAAACGCTATGGCAGCAAGGACTAGCCGACGACTCCCGCAAATGGCTGACCGTGCATCAAGCCATCGCCAAGCAATACCCAACCCTTCACTCTCAAGTTCTCAAGCTCCGCGAAGCTCACAAGATCACGATCACGACTCACGCGGCGCAGTCCACATTCACCGGCTTCCTCGCCCGTCTCCGTGGCCTTATCGACTCCATGCCTGGAGCGTTAGCCGCAAAGGTAAACCCGTCCGACCCAGATCACGCCCGCGAGCAACTCGAAAGGTGGCGGGATGAGTCACTGTTCAAAACCCTATCGACTGCGCCGTCAGTCCTGCCGTGATCGAATCCCTAACCGCATCCTTCGCCGCCTGTTTCGCACCCCGAGACAACCGGCGAGTGTGGCAATGGGCCGAGGATGAAATCATTCTTAGCATTCGCCAAACTGAGAACGAAGGCCCATATTCAACCGCCCTTACTCCCTACGTCCGCGAGCCGCTGGAGATGTTCGCCAATGATCGAAACTCCGATATCGTGCTATGCTGGGGAACGCAGACGGGCAAAACAAACACGATCATGGTCGGTACCGCATGGCGATACGTCCATCGACCACTGCCGGGATTGTGGGTGATGCCGTCCGAGGATCTCGCCCGTAGCTTTTCGCAAACCCGATGGCTTCCAATGGTGGACGATTGCGCCCCGCTTCGCGCCCTCAAGCATCCCAGCCCGCGCAAGATCACCGCGCTCTCCCAAGACTTTACAGCGGCAGGGTTGGCGTTTGTCGGCTCAAACTCGCCGGCGAACCTAGCCTCCCGCCCGTGCGGGTTGCTGGTGATGGATGAGGTGGACAAGTTTGCCACTCAGCGCGGCAACGAAGCCAGCGCCCTTCAGCTTGCCGAGAACCGCACCAAGTCATTTACTAACCCTCTTCGCGTCAAGACCTCGACGCCCACTGTGGACAGCGGGACGGTATGGCAAGAATTTCTTCGCACCGATCAACGCTATTTCATGGTCCCATGCCCGCATTGCAGCGAGCTAATCAAGCTGGAGTGGTCGCAAGTGCGTTGGTATGCCAAGGAGCGCAAGGAGGACGAATGGGACAAGGCGCGGGTGAGGGTGACGGCGCACTACGAATGCCAAGAGTGCAAAGGCAAGATCACCGATAGCCACAAGACGAAAATGCTTCGCGGCGGGAAATGGATTGCCACCAATCCAAACGCAGAGCCGGGGCGGGTTGGGTATCACCTTAATTCTCTTTATGCCCCGTGGCGCTCCTGTGCTTTTGGGACTCTGGCGGTGAAATGGCTAGACGCCCAAACCGACACTTCCATCCTTCAAGACTTCTTCAACTCGACCCTCGCGCTACCGTGGGAAGAACGAAGCGCAACGGTAAAGGACGAGGATATTCTAAGCCTCCGCGCACCGTATCGACTCGGCACCTGTCCCGTCGATGACCCTGCCTATATCTCAATCGGCGCTGACCCCGGCGAGAAATCAACGCACTACGTTGTAACCGCCGTGGAGAAAACAGGCGAGGCGTGGGTGATTGATTACGGTGAAGTCATCGCCCCCGAGGACTTGCTCAAGCTTGGCAGTAAACAATACCTGACGCCATCGGGAAAGACCGTGACCATCTCAGGCGGGCTAATTGACTCTGCATGGGCAACTGATCGAATCTATAAAATCTGCGCCATGTCCGGCGGTAAACTCTGGCCAACAAGGGGCAATGACAAAGCATTCGGCACGTTCAACCAATCCCAAATCAACGATTGGCCGGGACTCATGCTGACCAGCTACGTCGATTTCAGAATCAAGTGTGCCTTGTGGCTTGACCGAGTCCAAAAGAAACTCCCACCCCTACTCCACTTTCCCGAGGACATCGGGCCAGACTTTATCATGGGGCTTTCAGGTATGGCGTTAATCATGGCAAAACACAAACGCCAGCCACTCCAATGGAAAAAGCTCGCCCATGACCACTACGCCGATGCTTTGAAGCTCTCGGCAGTGCTTAGTTGGTGGCTTGTGGCGCATCAGTTTGGGGCATCGCCGCCGGAAGCTGAAAGCGATGTTTGACTGACTCGCCCTAATTGATGGCAAGCGCCGACATTTGGGTCAGAAAATTGGTCAAATACTATACCACCGCAGAGCTAGAAGCGGCGGAGTTGGCGATATTGCAAGCGGAAGCGGGGCGCATTCAGGACGTAGTTCAAATCACCAGTCAATCTTCACGGGCAGGGAGCGCAACGGGCATCAGCATTAGCCCCGAAGAACGGGCGACATGGCTTCGTCGCATTGAGGAAGCATTGCACGAACTCGCCGGAACCACAGACTTCAATGATCGCTGGTTCAGCCAAGACTTTTCAACCCGCAACTTTTCCACATGAGCAGAACACGACGAGGAAGAAAAGCAGGCGGGGCAGTGGGCATTAACGCGCTGACCAATTTTGACGCCGCCCAATACTCCCCGCGCCGTGCTTGGGTCAACTGGGGTACGCTGGATACATCGCAAGAACTCACGGGCGGCGATAGGCTCACCATTCTTCGCAAAGCCCGCAAAATGTATGCCGATGTCGGGCTTGCTCGGCGCATTGTCAATGGAGTTGCAAACCTTGTTGGCTATCTCAAGCCGCAAGCCGCAACTCCTGACCGTGAGTTCAACCGGATGGCAGAGGAGCTTTTCGAGGAACGCGCCGGGACTCCATTCGTGTTCGATCGAGCGGGCAAGATGGACTTTTTTCAGTGGCAGATCGCCCTTACGCGCCTCCGAATCAAAGACGGCGATTCGCTTTCCGTCTTGAGCGAAACCGAAAACAAAACCGCTCGCATTATTTTCTATGAATCGCACCAAATCGACAGCGGCAAATCCAAAACCGCGCAAGATGGCGTGTTTCTTGACAAGTTCGGGCGACACCTCGCATACAACCTCGTTGACGTTAATGACCCCAGTAAGGCATCAAGCGTTGCGGCGTCTGACTCGATCTTTTACGCCGATTTTGAGCGTCCAGGTCAGGTCAGGGGAATATCCGCACTCGCTCACGCCCTGAACAACATTCAGGACCAAGCCGAGATCACCGCCGATGTGAAGCACGGCATCAAGATGGCAAATCAGGTTGGATTGGTTCGGACTATGAAAAGCGGCAACGGCCCGCAAGGGTTCGCTAGCGCAGTCACAACCAAAACCAGCGGGGGTGCGACAATCAACGTTGAGCAAATGCGCGAGGGTGGAATGGTGGCGCAACTCAATGACGGGGAGCAACTATCAGTCATTCACGACGGACGCCCCCACCCGAATCAAATGGTGTTGCTTGAATGGCTCGTGCGTGACATCGCTTGGGGCGTGGGGCTTTCGCCGGAAGTTCTTTGGGACTTGGCAAAGCAAACCGGACCGTCTCAACGCTACCTGATGGCTGAGACTCAACGGTGGATTGAGCACGAACAAGCGCGACTCAAGCAAGCATGCCAGCGGTTCTACGCGTATTTCATCGCCAAGGCCGTCAAGAATGGCGAACTTCCGCCACCACCTCGCAACTGGTGGTGGGCTGAGTGGATTCCGCAAGCAGACCTGACCATCGACAGGGGGCGTGAAGGGCGGCTTGAGCTTGAACAGCTAGAGTCAGGCGTGATGAGCCTGAATGAC